AGACCGTGCCGTCCGCCTGCTTGATGTAGGGCAGGCCGGCCTTCGAGTACAGGAAGACGCCGCCCGTGGTGGTGGCGGGATCGGCAGTCAGGTCTCGCAGGCCGAGCGCGCCAGCCGAGGTGACCTGCGCGGTGCCGTGGTGCGTCGTCGTGCCGAAGGTGATCGTGCCGTCCGACCGCTTGGCGTGGATGACGGTCTTGTTGAACGTGCCGTCATCGTTGCGTGCCGACAGGCGGAAGTCGGAGCCGGCGCCCGTGCCGTCCTCGGCGACGTCGTCGACCTGGGCCTCCCAGCGGGAGACGCCCGTGCTCATCCACCGGTACACCCGGTAGTTCCCGGGCGCCTTGTCGATGCTCATGTACGTCGCGCTGAGCGTCGCGTTGGCCTTGCTCGGCAGCGACTCGACGACCTGGAACTTCTCAGCCCCGGACGCGGTCTGCACCCACAGCTTCCCGGCCTTCGAGTAGAGCTGCGCGCCCATGCTGGTAGTCGCCGGGTCGGTGGTGTCTCGCGTGCCGATGGCACCGTTGACGCTGAGCTTCACGCCACCCTGCGAGCTGTCGGCGATGCCGATGGCGACCTGACCCGTGGTCCGTGAGATCCAGATCGGATCGTTGATCTTCGTGGTGCCGTCGTCGGCGAAGGCTTCCACCCACAGGTCGGAGCCGTTGTTCGAGCCGGACTCCGTACCTGCCGAGCGGATCTTCCAGCGCATCGACCCGTTCTTCTTGATGTCGATGTTCGGGTCGCCGGAGGTGTCGTTCACCCCCACCGAGCCGGTGAAGACCGGGTCCGAGGAGACCGTGCCAGCCGGACCCTGCGGGCCCGTGAAGCCGGAGATGGCAGGCTCCGGGATTACGGAGAAGCCCATCAGGCTGTCACCTCCACTCCGCTGATGAAGTAGGCGCACGTCGTCGTGCTGCCCTGGACCTTGACCGTGTCGCCCGCGTCCATCACCTGGGAGATGTCGAGGGTGAAGATGCCGTTCGCGGGGAGTGAGGTGTTCGGGATGATCGACAGCCCGGCGAGCTGGATCAGGATCGTCGCCGCACTGGTGCCCGAGTTGGTCACCACGAGGTTCGTCACGATTGTCGTCGTGCTCGTCGGCACGGTGTAAACGCTCGTCAGGGTCGTCGAGGTGTTACCTCTGGACAGACGCTTCGGCGTGTTCGCCATCGGTTACCACACCCCCATGATGGAAAGAATCTGATCGGACGGAGAGGAGCCGCCTCCCGTGGAGTTGGCCTCCAGGTTGGACAGGCGGGTCTCGGTGTTGGTCACGCGCTTGTTCAGCGCGGCACTGGCGTCGAAGCCGGTCGGGTCGCCGAGGAGGGCGCCGAGCTTGAAGCCGTCCCTGTCGGCCTTGAGGACGTAGCCGGTGACGGTGGACTTCAGCTCCTGGTCATCGACGATGACGACGAGCGAGTCACCGAGGCCCCACTCCTTGCCGAAGCGGGCCTGGCTGTCCTCCATCGGGACGACCTGCACGTTGATCGCAGTGAACCCGGAGTCGACCAGGGCCTCGTCGCCGGCCTGCTGAAGCTCGGTCCAGTCGTTGGTGTTGCGCTGGTCGACGAACTGCTCGATGCGCCGGCCCCAGTCAGCCTCCGCGGCGATGGACTCCGCGTTGTCGACCTGGAGGAACTGGCGCTCGGTGAGGTCGCCCTGGCCCGCCACGATGGCGCGCGTAACGCCGGGCGGGGAGATGCCGACCTTCTGCCCGGACAGCGTCCCGTTGCGGACGTCGAGCCGGACGAACGCCGTGCGGTCGGTGATCGCGTAGGTCTCGAAGACCAGGTTCGATCCACGCTGCACGACGCGGAACCCGAGGCTGCCCAGGAGGGCGATCTCGGTGAGGAGGTTGCCGAGCACGGGGAAGCGGGCGGACTGGCTGATGATCGGCCCGCGCGCCAAGTCCGTGCCCATGATGAGCCCCGTCTTGCGTCGAGCTGCCGGGGCTGTCGGACCGATGTTGGCGTTGACGTACGCGTGCATGACGGTCTCGACGCGGCCGGTGCGCACGTCATGCGCCTCTGTCTGACTGGCGCCGTCAGCGTTGGACGGCTGGGGGAAGGCCAGTGCGTCAGCCAGACAGACAGTGTCTGACACGCCCGTGAAGGACACCGTCCCGTCCGGGTCGGTGGGAGTCGAAGCGAACTCCGAACTCACCATCGGCCCGGACAGGAGGACGTCACTGGGGCCGGTCACGATGATGCCCGAGCCCGGCGTCCGCAGCGTGTCACACAGTGGGTGCTCGGACGCCAGGCTCAGTGACCAGGAGCCGAGGTTGTTGAAGTTGTCGGTGAGTTCGAGGGCCAGCTCCTCGGGGCGGATGATGCCCCGACGAACCAGACCCTTGTCACGCACCTCGACGGTGATGTCTTGCAGGCGCACTCAGATCACCATCCACTTCCGGGGATACCAGGAGCAGGTGATCTGCGAAGCGCTGGTGGTGTTCAACAGAGAGGCGACCGCGGTGGAGTCGCCGGGCTGCACGGTCCAAAAGCGTGGGGCAGTGTCCAACAGGTCGTACCGGTTGGCGCCGGTCCCGTCTTTCACCGTCCCCTTGCGGGTGTCGATGACCAGCTTCTCGGAGGCGGTCAGGGTGCCGTTCCACTTCATCGTCTCGCCGGTGGGTGACGTCGCAGTGAAGTGGTCACCCGGACCGCGGACCTCCCACACCGGGTAGGCCGCAGCGTCGCCCGAGTTGGAGAGGTCGATCGAGCCGATCGCCTGTGAGGGGGCGACCGTCATGGTCACCATGTTGGTCAGGAACGCACCCGCTGCCCCGGCGCCGGAGATCGTACGCACCTGCTGCTGAGAGCTGGTGAAGTACGGGTCGCCGGCCCGCAGGGTGATGACCGTCTGGAACTCGCGCTGCCCGATGCTGTCGGCGCCGTAGGTGTACTCGCCACCCCCGACCCGGTGCACATCCGTGCTCCACGCAGTGCCGTCGCCCTCCTGGAGGACCAGCGTGCACCCCCCGGCCAGCGCGAGGGCCAGCCGGGAGAGCTTCGCTTGCAGGTCCGTACGGTTGAGCGCCAGGATCTCGATGGGCAGGTCGATGTCCCTGGTCTGGACTCGCGTCCCTCGGAAGATGGCGCCGTCTCCGGCGCCCTCCAACCACTGGACCGAGACCGGGGGCAGGCCCAGGCCAGTCACACCGGACTTGGCCTGGAACCCGATCCCGAGCTCGTCGATCTCGTTGAGGTTGATCGTGTCCGCACCGCTCACGAGCAGGAGCTTCGGCACTTACTTCACCATCCCATCCGTGCTCGGTTCGCGGCGGCGAACAGATCCTCTTCGGAGCCGAGCGAGGAGCCGGGCGCCGCGTAGTAGTTGAGAGTCTTCGAACTGCCTCCAGTCGAGGAGTCGTTGGCCAGGGCGCTGCCGACCGCCGAAGCGATGTTGCGCGCCGTGGAGTTGGACGTCTGTCCGATCAGGAGGCTGTCCTCCACCGCCGAGGCGATGCTGGACTGCTCGGAGAGCAGGCCCTTGCGGAATCCCTGGCCGACGTAGGCGCCGATCTTGGCCAGCACTCGCGAGGGCGAGTGGATGCCGAGCGCCTTCTTGATGGCCTTGACCATCGAGTCCGCGATCTTCAGCATCTGGTCTTCGATCTTGCTGGCCTGCGACTCCAGGCCCTTGACCAGTCCCTCGGCCATGTGGATGCCGTTGTCGTACATGACCTCGGACGCGGTCTTGCCGACCTTGCCCGCAGCATCGTGGAGCTGCTTCTCCAGGTCGTTGACCTGCTTGACGCCAGCTGAGCCCGCGCCGAGGATCGCCTCGGCCGCAGCCATGCCCGCTTCGGGGCCGGCCTGTGCGAGCTGGTCGAAGATCTCCTGGTTGAGCCCGAGCTTCTTCAGCTTCGCGAGGACGTCAGCGAAGTGCTTCGCCTGGTCCACGGCCTGCTTCAGTTGCTCCAGGATTCCGGAGAAACCGCCCTCCATGTTGGTGACGTTGGCGTCATCAACGATCTTCTGGGCGATGCTCGCGGCGTAGTCGGCCTTCGCCTTCTTCAGGTCCGCGAGGGACTTCTTGGCGTCGTCGACCTTCGCCTTGAGCTTGTCGTACGACCCGAGCAGCTTGTTCAGCGCAGCCTGGTCGGCCTTGACCTTTGCGGTCACCGACTTGCTCAGCTTCGCCTTGCCGATCAGGTCCGTCAGTCCAGTCAGGGACTTCTTGACGTTGCCGTACTGGGACTCAAGACCCTTGATCAGGCCCTTGATGATGACGACACCGGCGTTGTAGAGAAGGACCTTGTCCTTGGGGAGCGGACCCTTCCAGTCGGTCAGCTTGTTGGTGAGGTCACCGAGCTTGTTCTTGACCGAGCTGAACATCGACGTGATGCCGGAGATGAAGCCCTTGATCAGCTCGATACCAGCGTTCTTCAGCGTGGAGCCGAGAGAGCTGAGGCCGGCCTTCGCCTTGGACGGAAGCTCCTTGACCTTGGCGACGGCCTTGCCGATCCACTCACTGACCGTCGAGACCAGTGCGTTGAACTTGGTCACGGCGGTCGTACGGATCGAGTTCCAGCCGTCCACGAAGAACTTCTTCATGGAGGACAGGCCGTCGAGGACGAGCTGCTTGGCGCCGGTGAAGAACAGTCGGACGTATCCGGTGATGGACTTCCAGCCGTCCGAGAAGAACTTCCCGATGGCCTTCATCCCGTCCAGCGCCAGGCCCTTGGCCCCGGTGAAGAACAGGCTGAGGTACCCGCGGATCGCCGCGAAGGCGCCCGTGCACAGGTCGGTGACGGCCTTCCAGCCAGCCTTGAACAGCGCGCCCAGACCCTTGAGGGCCTTGCCCGCAGCGCCGAGGATGCCGACGTTGAAGAAGATCTCCAGCGCGCCGAGGATCGTGTCCCAGACGCCCTTCAGCATCCCGAGGATGCCGTTCCAGATCCCCTCCAGACCGTCCTTGATCATCCCCCAGTTGAGGGTGAAGATGCCGACGAACAGGGTGAACCAGCCGGAGACGTAGTCCCAGACTCCGACGAAGAACCCCTTGAGTCCTTCGAGGACCAGGCCCACACCGTTGATCGCAGCGACCAGGGCGCCGGCCAGCAGCTCGACGATGAACTGGATGACCGGAACGAGGATCGGCATCAGGAAGTTCACGACCGCGAGCAGCGCATCCATGAAGGGCTGCAACGCCGCGACCACACGCATGACCGCGTCAGCCAGGGGCGGGAGCACCGCCTGGACGACCTCGGACAGCATCGGAAGCAGGGGCGTGATGACGGCCGAGATGATCTTCAGCGCGGTCGCGATGAGCGGCTGGAGTGCGGAGAGCACCTTGCCCAACGCATCGGAGAGGACCGGCAGGATCGGAGCCAGGGCGTTCATGAACGCCTGAGCCAGCGGCATGGCCGCTGCGAGGATCTGCTTGAAGATCGCCGCGACCGGAGGCAGGAGCTGCGCGAGGAACTGGAACGCGGCACCGAGCATCGTCCCGACGATCGGAACCATCTGCTGGATGACCGGCCCCAGCGCCTGGAACGCCGACGTCAGTGCGCCGCCGAGGAGCTGGACGATCGGAGCGAGCTGCGGGGCGAGCTTCGAGAACGCACCCGCGAGCGGGATGATCGCCGCGGAGACGAGCTGCGCGAACACCGGAAGGGCCGCACCGACGAGCTGCATGATCGCGCCGAGCGCCTGGCCGAGAGGGGCCATCGCGGGAGCGAGTGCCTGCACCGCGCCGTCGAGGCCGGTGAACAGTGCCTTCACGCCG